AGTATCTCTCCTTTCCGTCTTTACTCTATCTACTCAGCTTTATTTAACTGTTTAAACACCTGGTTTACATAATTGCTAAGTCCCGCAACCAGAATACCCTGAACAATCGCTGTGAAAATTGCCATTGCGATATTTTGTGTACCTTTAAGGTCGCAAGTTGCAACAACATAAATTCCGCAAACTACAACTCCAACAACTCCAAGGATTGCCGGAATGTATTTGTCCGCTACGGTTTCAGATTTTTTTAGTCCGATTCCGATAAAATACAGGACAACTGCCACGACAACAAGCTCTGGTTTTACATAATTCATAATCTGTTCCATAATATCAATCTCCTTTTTTCTTGTTTAGATGAAGGTCTTTAATCTCTTCATACATCTTTGTTCCAGTTCCGTTCCCGCCTAATTCGTGATACGATTCGTACATATCACAAAAATTTTCAAATGCGTAAGGTGGGATAGAACCAAGTTCCATATATTTATCATGGTACTCAAACAGTTTTACTTTTAAGAGAATCATCGTTCCCTTGCTGTTTGCATCTCTGTAATGCTTCTGGTTCTTCAACAGCCAGATGATATAACCTAGCACAATAGGAAGAATCAGCGTATATGTCTGCATCAAAAATTCTTTCACTGCATCTGTCTCTCTTTCTTAATTTTGCGTACAAAAATAAGACCTCTCGGTCTCGCTCTGATATCCATATTTTCTCCATTAAAAAAGACAGCTCCGAAGAGTCTGCCTTTTGTCTGTTATTCTGTTATAATTTCTTGCCACATCTCGGACAGTAGTTAATCGGTATATTCATTTCCATCATGTTTTCTTCACCGCCGTAATCAGATACCCCAATATGCAGTACACTTTGTTCGTCAACTTCACCGCCAAACAACCACAACTCCAACCGCTTTACCGGATCTCCTTTAGCAAGTACCACCGGACGTGCGCCCAACAGCACCTTTCTGCTACAAAATTCACATTTCTCCATTTCATTACCTCACTTGAATTTTTTATTTCATTTTATCAAATAATGTAATGTTTATGAAACATTCGATATTTTTCGTTACCTATGGACGTTTTTAGACATAACGACCTATACTTTAATTGATTCTCTGTATTTCTGCCCCAATTTCATAGGTAATACTGCATTTCTATCCTTTGTCAATTCGATAATTCCAACAGAAATCTTAAATGCTTTTTCCACATCGACCGAGTTTGGAGTTATATAGATATCTGTTACCGCAATCGTAGGCTGCGTCATGTTACATCACCCACACTTTCACAGACTCGATTAAAACCTCATCTGCAATTTTATATGTTATTATCAATCGATATTCTCCTTTTTCTTGCGGTGCAATTACAGTATCTATTAAGTGATTATATATATTACAACTTCCGTTTGCTTCTATTTCTTCTGAATTTTCTTTTTTTAATTCATATGAAGCTGATGCAATTGTAAATTCATCTTTCTTAATCGAAAAAACCTCTAGCTGTATATGTCTTGTTTCACCGAAGTCAAATATGGCTTGCATATTATACCTCCCTCGCTATTTGAATTTTGCATAATAATTTCCGGTTCTGATATTAGCATAATAATCTTTGATTTTAACTTTTACATTATAAGGATATTGTTGTAGTTTCACTCTCAGTTTTGTAGTGTCTATGGTGAGAATATAACGTGCTATATATGCTATATTTCCTGCATCGTCAGTAGCGGTAAGTTCTACGATGTACACACCATTAAGAGTCTTGGGGATAGTGGCTTCCCACAGATCCCCATTTCCTTTTGTAAAAACTACTGGCGTACTATTAACAATACCTTCCAGCTTTGCAACCATGCTAGTTAATCAATTACCTCAACAGAGATAACAAACGTCTTACCGCAATCAACCGGATTAGGTGTAAGAGTAGCACTCTTGAATACTGGAGCAGCAGTATCGAGCGTAACCTTACGTGTTACAGTCGTTGTTTTCCCTGCTTTATCTGTTGCGATAACAGTAATTGTATTAACGCCACTAGCAAGAGTAATTTCCTTGCTGAATGTTCCATCCGTATTCACTGAAACCGCAGTACCATTGATTGTTACTGATACAGGCTTGCTTGTAGCATCGTCAGTCTTTCCTGAAACAACCAGAGACGGTTTATTTGTAATAAGGCCTTCTGATGGGTTGGTAACTGTAAGTGTCGGTGGAATTGTATCAATAGTAAATGTAACTGTTTTTGCACTTGCCTTATTTCCATCGTTGTCAGATGCTTCAATAGAAATTGTGTGCTGTCCATCTGCAAGTGCTGTTTTTGGCGTATATGTACATTCGTATCCACCGGTTACTGCTGTTTTCGTAAAATCGGTTGTAACTGCCACATTATCAACCTTAATAATAATTGTGTTTGGATTTACACCAGAATCATTGTCAGTAACCTTAAATTTAATAGCCGGTGCTGCATTTGTAATATACGCTCCAGCTGTCGGATATGTAAACGCTAATGTTGGCGCAACTTTTTCGAGAACTCTTAGCAGTAGACCCGACCCAAGTGTAGAATGTGTTTGATCTATAGTTGTTGAATTTCCAGCCTCATCCGTTGCTGTTACAGATCCACCATATTTATGTCCGCTTTGATTATAGCTTGATTTTCCTGGTGCAGTAATCGTTGCTTCATATTTCCCTGTGCTTGCATTTTTAGTCAATGTATAAACTTGTCCGTTAAAAGTGTATTTAACTGTTTTTACTGCCATATTATTTTCTCCTATTTATTCATTAAATTTTCTGGCGTTCGCGACCGCCATTTATCTTTGTTTGTGCGTGCTTAGACGCAAAGTTTCTTAAAAAAGCTTATATTTTGGTATTTTTTCATTCCACAGCAAATGTCTTATGTAGTCATCCAGTATAATTCCCACAGCTGACAAAAAAAACCACAATACTGTAAACGGCAAACATATTTGTCCTAACAGATTCAAAGGCATATTGTTATAATCCCATACGTTCCATCCAAGCCATAGATTCACAATGCATCCGCATAAAAATTCCAATATGGTAATTACAGTCGCGCCTATAGCCATCTGTTTAACCAGTGGCATCTTTCGATATTTTTCATTGATACAGCCAATCAAAAAGAACGCTAAGCCACCGACTATAAACATTGTCCAATGGCTATGTCCTCTTGCGATAAGCTCTATAAGCACATAAAACAGACCGCCAATCAGAAATAGAATCAGCGGTCTTAATTTCTTCATGATTTCTGAGCCATCATTGCTTTCAATGGCTCTGACTGGTATGCTTCTGGAATATCTATTCCGTAAGTGATTTTTTCTACATCTTCTTTCTCTGTAAGTGAGCGAATATAAATACGAAGATCACGAAAATATGTCACGTGCCAGGTCACGTAGTTCATTGCAGTTGTCGTAATTTTTCTCATATCCGCATTACTATAGAATTTGCAATGCTGTCTTTCGTCCGATGTGTGCCACGGAATGTTCTCTTCTCCAGCGGCAACCTGGCTCTGCAATCCAACAAGACTTGTCTGGTCATGATCTTCCAAAGTGAAATGTTCTGTAGTTCCATTCGTAAGAACGACATCCACACCTGCAGCAATAATACCCTGTTGTGCCATGTTCATTTCATTTACTTTAGCCTCTTGTGAGTCCTCCAAAGTTGGCTCGTATGGTTCTGGTTCCGGTTCTGGTTCCGGTTCTGGCATTGGTTCCGGTTCTACATATACACTTCCGTCATTAGACAGAATAAATCCATTTTCTTCTTCTTTATAAAGTGTAGTAAACTCTTCATACTTACCAAAAACATATCCTTTCTCTGTAAGTAGTTGAAACCCAGAAGTGTTTTTCTCTACCCCCTCAATTAGAATATGTGAATCATCCTGTTTGACTACTTTTCCTTCAACTGGTTCTTTCTGGTCTAAAAAAAGTATATTCATCGTTACTCCTTTCTTCTTTTTAGAGAGATTCTGAACTAAATAGCAATTTAACAACAATAGAGAAATGCAGATATCAGTTCTGCATAAGCAAGTCTCTGCAAATTCTACCTTTTATTTCCAGTTTTGTTATATATGTGCGTAGCGTTAAGAAAGTGGAATAAAAATACATCTAGTACACCAACCACTCCAGTTCCCACCATTTTTGTATGATGTGATATGAATTCTATCACCCTTGGAACATTTTCCGGAAAAAATGGATGTCAGTGTGTAGTAATTCCCGTTTTTTCCAATTAAAACATCATTCAACTTGCAAGTGATTTCTTGCGCGTAAGTCCCACTATTCAAGTTCGAGTTTACTGCAACAACAAATGCATACGTAATGCCGGATTTTAAAAATTTGGTTGTGTCAAATGTAACACTTCCTGTTGACGTTGAATCAATGAATATTGGTTTCCTATTCTCTAAAACAGTGTTGGCTTTTGCAAGATTCGTATTTGTATTTGTCAATTTGCTATTTAATTCTTTAACTGCCAGTGCGTCTACAAAGAATCCTTCTTCTGTAACAAGCGCAACATCATCAAGCGTAACAAGTTTATTTTCATAAATCTTATTGATTGCTTTTCTTTCTTCATTTACCTCTTTTGCTCCGTAATCACTACCGACTTGTTGATAGGTGGTTTCATCCTGAAAGGAAAATGTACCATCACTGTTTACAACTTGCTTGTATTTTCTCTTGTAATTCGATGAATCCAAAATATCATCTTTGAAATCCGTTCTTAATGGTGTATATGCCATTTTCTTCACCTCTTACCTTTATATTTTCAAATCTGTTGTTGCCATGCCTAACGTTATGCTTAATCTGCGCGGTCTATATCTCTGCAATCCATTATAATAATCTAAACAAATACGCTCAATTCGATTGAAGTCTTCAAAATCAGGAGTTTTCTCATTTGCATACCAATTTTTTCTTTCTTCATTATTAAATATAAATGTATTGTTTTTTAATAGCTCCAAATTGTTTTCAAGCCGATTAAATTCTTCTGCATACGGAAATTCATTGTACCCGTTTTTATCATCTCCCATATCTTCAAATGGTACTGTAGAATAAAACGGCAATGCCATTTTGCGAAGATAAGCAATGTTGTTTTTTATTCGGTTGTAATCCTCAAAATTGAAGCTATCCGTTGAAACCCAATCAATTTTTGGTTCTTGCCACACTGTTCTTCCTCCTAGTTACCAATCCACCACCGAGTAATCCGGCGTTTAATGTAATTTGTGATTCTTCTACAATTGTCTTTAAATTGGGATCATACTTATTTTCCTGTCCAATCGTATCTCCACAGTCAATTGCCGGTTCTCCACGGTAGTCCAATTCATATTCAATTCCAGACGAAAAGTAATCAGCAAGCCATGTAGCAACTTGCTTACTATGTTCTGCATTAGAAATGATAGGATTCTGCCATTCTTTATCCGTACCACGATTGTTTACCGTCTGAACATCATATGCCGTAGATACATTATACTTATATCCTTTTACAGTTATATTTACCGTCTCACCAATTGCAACACCAGACACAGCAATTTCAACATAATATGCTCCGGAAGATACAACATTTGCCAATTGCCCGCTCTTTCCATCTTCGATACTCACTGTATATCCGTAGCAAGCATCAGACATATAATAAATAGCATTTTCACCGTCATACGTGAGCATTTCCGTGGCAAGTTCATCTTCAACACTGGATTTTGAATAAAGATATCTGGCAACCCTTACATTCTTGATTCTATCAAGCTGTGTCCCAACAGGTGTAGAATATAAATCGTCGTACTCAATCCGATAAGACGTTTCCGAACCGATTGAAATATAATCCACATGGATTCTGCTGTTCGGCTCAGTTTCTACAAATTCGATTTCCATCTTGTCGTATTCTGGGAAATCGTATTGGATTTCAAAATCATTTGAGATTCCAGATTGAATTGTCAGTGTATCGTTCAATACATTATCTGCATATGTCCGTATAATAAATTTCTTTGGAAGTTTGTTTCCAAATGCAATGTAAATACCATATGCCTTGTATTTTGCTTCAAGCGTTCTTGTGATGACTGGATTTTCTGTAAACAGACCGTTTTCATCACTGATAGCAGAACTTACATATCCGGTATTCTGGACATCTTCCTTTGGCAGAAATAGCATCTTTCCATCTGCCAACCATCTATTTTTTTCATAGGTTGCAAAATCTGATTTTTGAGTCTGGATATCAACATTTTTTATATCAGAATAATACGTAGTTCCATTTGATGTTGTTTCCATACTCGGTTGGAATAACGAATGAATACGGATTCTTCCGTAACGGTCATAATCAAGCACACACCTTCCGGCATTCGCTATGATCTGTAATGCTTCTTTGTGCTTCACCTTTGGAAGTGGATTATAAACAGTGACTTTTTTTAAATAAGTGTCCAAATAATAATCATCATTTCCAACACCAGCATCAGCAAACACAAGTTCTGCCAGATCATACAATGAGATTCCCTTTTCGTAATACTGACCTTTGTAATAATCATCTTCAAGGAATTTCAGTACGTCCACAGCTTTAATAGTGGCTTTTTCATCAGATGCACTCCATTCATATACATACAAGGAACCCATCTGAAGCCATTCAATACTTCCGCTATCAAGCAGATACCCAACAGTTACATTCAATCGCTGTCCACTCTCCAAGAAGTTGATTTCCGATGCTGGATTATCAACATTGAAAAGCTGATTGTCATTGTGAAGAGTGATATCAAATTCCGATTCCGGTAAATCATCATTGATAGATGAAATGGTTGTCTTGCTACTTGCTTCAAGAATCCACTCATTGTCATATTCTAAACCAAGACCAAATTGAATATAATCAATTCTAACTCTATTGTTCGGAACACTCATTTCAGTAATAATAAGCTCAATGTATGCCGTATTATCAAACACGGTATCTGTCTTGAAAATCTGCTTATTATTTTTAAAATCAACAGATGTACCATCATCAGTAACTACTGAAAAATTTGTAGGATAGCATTCTCCAAACTTAATTGTCAGACCTTTAATATCTGATTTTCCGCAACCAAAATCAAATTTTATATGCATTTCACCAGAAAACAAATCATTGCACGTATATCCATCAAGCCAATATTCTTCGGCATTCTCTGGCAAAAAGTACATTGATCCATCAGCCTTAAACATATTCTGTTCGTAGGTTGCATATCTCTTAACTGTATGTTGTCGAAAAAGCGATTTCGAATCAGAAAAAGTAGTGTAATCCGTATTTTCCAGTTCTGCTGATTGTTGCGCTTCTTGATTTATGAGTCCAAGCTGTATCTTCATATACGATTCATTACGGATTGGACGCTTCATCGATTCTTTATATTCTTTAGAAGTCTGAAACATTTCTACCACCCCGAATCAATAATGTTGACTTTACAGTTTATGTATGCCACTGGTCTACCGGCTTTATCATATTTAAACACATCTGCTGTTCTGTCACCCGGATACATCGTTAATGTAATCCAGTTGTTTTCAACCATATCCCAAAATTTTACTGTTACAAAGAATTTTTTGAACTCTTTAAGCATATCTGACCATGTTTCCGCATCTAAGTACGCCCATTCCAGGTTGTCAATCTTATAATTGTCTCTTCCAATCTTCTGACCGACAACCTTGTTATTTGCATTTCTGGCTGAATTTACTGCCGTAGTCACCACCATATTGGGATAACGCTTCGGTGCAGGAAACGGCTTGCCATTTACAATTATAAAATTTGATATATGTCTTGCTGCCATTTCCTACCTCCTACGTTGGCGAAAAAGAAAAGCCCGTATTTCTACGTGCCTTTGATATCTGTTTATCCATTCTTTTTCCATCCATATTTACGCTTGTATCCTTTTTAAGAATCAATTTCTGGTATTCAATAACCGTTCTTAAAAGCGCATTTGTTTCATCGTTCGCCCTTTCAACGCCAGAGCTTACACTCTCTACAATCTGATTGTTATTCGCTACAACATGACGATTTCCAATGCTTCCAATATATTCAGATCCGAATCCGTTTTCATTGGCAACATAGACTTCGCCGTTCATTGGGAAACCACCAGCAGCATATCCATGTCCATTCCAGCCACGTGATAAGCTACCATATCTTGATACCGTGTATCGAATAGCAGCTATCATGTTTGACAGCGGATCATAAATATTTTTGTTGTATGGTGCAAGTGCATAACTACGGAATGTCGGGTCAATGACCTGCATAAGTCCCTTTGACGGGATACCGGCTTTTGCATTGCTATCCCAGTTGTTAATAGCATTCGGATTACCGCTTGACTCAGACTGCATCTGCATCAATAAACGATTCAGATTTGATTCACTGTACTGTCCAGTCAATTTCAATGCTTTCTTAGCAAGCTTTCTCCACTGCTCTACTCCGGCAGACGGATTATATTTAACATTCGTACCACCGAAATTGCTCAAAAGACCTTTAATGCTATTCACAGCCGCATCGAATACAGAGTTGACAGCACCTTTCGCCATAGATAACCCAGGTTCAAGCGCGCCAGTCAAATCCGTGAATTTGTCAATTGCAATCTGCATAAGCTTTCTCGGATTTTCTACATAATCAAGAATATCTCCCGTGAAATCTTTGATCTTCGCCCAAGCATTACCAAAGAAATCTCCGATTCCGCTCTTGAAATGAGGAATATTCTGCATCCGCATCAATGCTTTTGTCTGGTCTGCCGGGAGTACTTTTGTTCCTTTTGGCATTGGTAACATTACATTACGACCTCTAGGAATGATTGTTTTCCCGTTCGGAAACTGCACTAACTCACGGTATGTACTTCCGGTTTGGTCGTTGACAACACCAAGCGTGTCATGCGCTACACCATCAGTACCAGTTGCAAAGTTCACATACGGATATGTTTTTCCAGATCCTAGTTTTCCAAGTACCCAGTTTACACCACCAATAACGCCATTCAGCGCATCTCTAATTGGTGTCTTGATTTTGTTACCAATGTCCCGAAAATAAGAACCTATTTTATCGAAAATACCAGTGATTCCATCATAAGCTTTTCGGAAAGTATCCCTAAACCATGTTGAAATAGAACCCATGTTATTCTGAATAGCTGTTCTTTTATCTCCAAACCATGAACCAATATTCTGAAACGCAGATGCAACATAACCTCTTGCGCCCTTGAACTTCGTATTAAACCAGTCAGAAATGTTATCCATATTGGTTTGAATATCAGTTTTCTTCTGACCAAACCATCCACCGATATTCTGAAATGTATCAGTCACGCGTGTACGTGCATCTTCATATTTTCTTCCAAACCAATCAGCAATATCGCTCTGTGCATTTTTTACATCGGTTTTTCTATCTGCATACCAAGTACCAATGTCCTGAAATGCATTTTCTGTTCCAGTTCTTGCATCTTGATATTTTTTTGCGAACCAATCAGCAATATCACCTTGTGCGTTTTCTATATCTTCTTTTCTTTTTTTGAACCAATCTCCGATATTACTAAAGTTTTCTATTGCTGCTTTGTTTGCACTCTCAATATCCTTGTCAGATAATCCAGACAATTGATTAGGTGATTGATATATCACTCCGTAACCAGCTTCAAAAAACTTGTTATCTGTCTTTTTCCAAAGTTCATTCACCTTATCAAAAATTCCCAAAGAGTCTTTCAGTTCTTTATCTGAAAGTCCATCTCCAAAAATTGCTTCGAAAAGACCTTTCATTATTCCTGTTTTGAAGTCTTTCGGGAAATTGATGAGTGCTTTTTTCAGTGCTTTAAAGAATTCTCCAAAATCCCACGCAAGACCTTTCCAATCAATGCCACAGATAAAATCAACTATCTTCTGTCCGATTTTCTCCCATGTTTTATCCTCTGCCATACCATCTATGGAACCAGTAATTGCTTCAAGAAGACCTTCACCAAAATGACTGAATGTTTCCGCTGTAAGCCTAGCATCCCAAGTCTCAAAGAATCCGGTAATACTAGCAGCCAGTGAATCTCCAAAATCTCTCCAATCGAAATTGACTGCAAATGAATTTTCAGCGTGCAGTGCCGTGTTAATTGAACTGGCGATTGTAACCCCTAAATCATAAAAAAGACGTGGCGAAATCAATCCGTTAAGGAATGTAGCCAAGTCTTTTCCAAAATTATCAGCTTTGCGATAAACCGTTTTCCACGGAATACTCTCCATTGTAGAACTCAGCTTATCTCCGAGCATCTTTCCGATATCGGTAAAATCGGAATTTTTGATAGCTTCTTTGAACTTATCAGCCAGTTTATTCATAGAGTTTGGAACTTCTATCGTTTCAAACATATCTGAGATAGATGGACTTCCGCTAGAACTTCCACCAGAGCCAGAACCACTACCAGAATTGCCGGAATTATCTGCCGGCTGAATGACATTTAATTCATCAATGCCGAGAGTATAATTCTGTAAATCCTTAATTGCTTTTGCAGTATCATTTGCTTTATCTTTTGTTGTATCAAGTCCAGCGCCGTAATCTTTCCATGCTTTTTTAGCTTGTACAACAAAACCTTTTCCGGTAAGCGCAGCCATAAACTGACCAACTGCATTCAGCGCACCGGCAAGCATATCAATGAAAGATTCTATATACGGTCCGACTACATTAACAACCGGTGCAAACGCAACCGCCCACGCATTTTTCAGATACAGTAAAGATGAAACCATACCAGAAATACTTTTATTGTATTCTGCACTATACTGCACCAGATTATCAGACCCCTCTTTAACCGCCTGTTTAATCTGACTAATAGCTCCAAAAATGGTTGAGAACATAATGGATGAACCTATCATTCTTCCAAATGACATTCCGTTTCTTTTGTTGCCACCGTCAGAGCCGCCAAGAAGCTCTTTCAATGTACGGAACGGATGAATCGCTTTGCTTGCAAGATTCTTCGCATTTTGAATTGATTTTCCAACTTTATCAAATGATTTTTTTACGGAATTTATGTTGTTGGCAACACCTTTTATTCCGCTTACTGCTCTTTTGAATATATTTGCTTTCTTCGTAGCATTTTCAATCGCATTTCCGGTTGCACGTGCTTCATCAACACCCAAATCAGCTTTCGCAGCTTTCTGCATTTCCTGATCGTACTGTTTTTTCGCAACCTGAACTCTTGCAAGTTTTCTAGCTACTCTGTCATACTCTGGGTCGTCTTGTGAAAATCCTTGCTGCGCCAGCTCTGCTAACTGCTTCTTTAATCTCTTGATCTGCTCTTCAAATGTATTCACCTTTGAAGAATCAACTCTGCCTACAGAATCATTAAGTTTATTGAAAGCTTCAAAAGCAGTTCCTCCGAATTCCTTCATGACATCGTTATAGTTATGAAGATTTTCAGCCCCCTCACCAAAAACAGCTTTCATTGCATCCGGATCATAACCCATGAATTTTCCAGAAGTAGGCTCTGTTCTGGCAACATCAGAGCCGGAATCATTATGAGTATCATTCGCATCAAAATGCGTAACAGGGACATCTGCCGTACTTACATTCTGTAATTTCTTAAGAGCATCAGTAGCTTCATCAATGGCATTGGAATACTGGTTCATCTGCATGATCTTTTTATACCAGTCTTTACCACCTAAAGTATCTGTACCCTCTAATTCACGAATATCTGAAATCGACTGCCAGATTCTTTCATAAGCCCTCTCATATTCAGCAAGCTTACTTTGGATCTGTTTAGAGTCCATTCCGGAAAAATCGACTCCAAGCGAAGAATCTTTGAATTTATCAACAAGTGTCTCAAATTCCTGAGCTGGATATTTCAAATCACTTCTATTTGCCCTACCAGAAGCACTCTGACCGCGAACACTACCGGTAAGCTCAACAATTCTTTCCAGACCAGAAGTATCCATACCGGCACCGAAAATATCAGAAAAAGACTTTCCAGTATCGGCAACACCTTTCAGCGATCCGGTTAAATCACTGGATTCAGATTTTGCTTTTTCAATGCTTGCAACAATCTCATTAACACCAGATATAACACTATCATACGCAGCATCTTCCATCCATTCTGGTTTATAGAAAGAATTGCTTGTCTCATAGAATTTTTCCAATGCACTGTTGAGCTGATAAAATTCATCTTCAACATTGTTTGCATCTTTAAGAAGTCCCGGAAACATATCTTTCGCTTCATTATAAAAAGAGTCCAACTCTATTCCACTTTTGGTAGAAAGTTTCTGTTTCATTACCGGAACTCTGTTTTTGTAAGTATCACCAAGAGATTTAGCTGTTTCCGGCGTAATCTTGATTTTACTTGTAGTTTTAATCCAGTTGTATAATTTCTGGTATTCTTCAGAAGTTGATTTTGCTACAGAACCATTTTTAGCAGTAATCTTTCCAAGTGCTTCAAGATCAGTGCTTAATCCGCTATAGGGTTTTCCACCATTTGCAGACAAGCCACCAGCAATCTTCTGTGAAAGTTCCCGAACCTGTCTTTGTACTTCCGGAGTGGCTTTATTGAGGTTGAAACCACTGATAAGTTCATCTGCCAGTTTCTTACCCTGACTTCTGGCAGCTTTATCCATAGCATTTCCAGAGAACAATTTGTCTACGTCAACGTTCTTGAAAGAAATACCGCCCTGCGCCATTACCATAAACTTTTCCAGTGCTGTAGCTGCTCTATTTATTCTTTTTTCCAGACCAGACAAAGCTCTGTTCGCCCGATTTGCTTCTGCTTCAACTACTATCTCTAAGCTATCAATTTCGTTTTCAGACATTTTGTTCTCACCTACCTCTTGATTCGTTTAATGCTTTTGCGTATGCTGCAAAATTTACAGATGCAATCTGTGTATTTTCTTCTATCTTTTCCTCAATTTCTTCTTCTGTCATTTCTTGTTCTTCCGTAAAAATAAAATTCTTTTGCGGATACTGACTTTTTGAGTCCAATGCACAACCAATTGCCTTTCCGACATAAATTCCTACCATCCATGCGGAAATATCAGCCATCCTAGCTTTTTCACGCTCTGCCCTGTCTTTTTCTTCCTTATATATAAGAAGAGCTTTGGGAGTCATGCCCCAAAACTCTTTATAAGGAATTTCACAGCGAGCAGCCATCGGCAACCAGTATTGATAGATATAATCCGTATAACTGGAAAACTGAATTATTCTTCCGTTTCCTCTGCAGGATTCTCTTCCTCTGTTTTCTTCTTCTGGGCTTTCTTCGGTTCTTCCGTCTCGATTCCCAGCATCCTTTTGAAAAAATCAGACTGTTTAACTGCCTCCGCAAATGCATCGGTAATATCGAACATACTTCCTCCACCGAGGATATGCTGTGTAACAACACGTTCAGCTTCGGCACGATCACATTTCAGAACTACGCAAGTGAACGCCATAGCAATAAGAGTCATCTGACCTCTCGAAAACGCTTCGGTAATAGAAATCCCCTGGCTTTCCATGTGTGTATAGTCACCGAACTGTAATTCCTGGACATTGTATGTTTTGTTGTTGATTTTTACTTTAACCATATCGGTATCTCCTTTTTAACTAAAAAATAGGAAGCCTGTTACGACTTCCTATCCTGATTTTTACTGCATATTACCCAGCAAACTGAGTAGCAGCATCCTTATTGTAAATTTCTGTAGATGGCAAAATAGAAATGGTCATTTCTCTCGCTCCATTCACAGCACCCTCGTTTACAAAAACGTCATGCTGCCCTTTCCAAGAGAACTTTCCGTCTTTTCCATCTGCGCCAAAATCAAGTTCATAAACCTGATCTGTATTGGCTGTTTTCTTGATAGCATCAAACTTTTCCTTGTTATAGTTACAAGTAAACTGCATTGCGCTTACTGACTGTACACCAGGAACAAATGTCTGTGCATTATCTTCCAGATCAGTTGTTTCGATTGTTTCTCTTTCTCCACCTAACTGCGGATAGCTTTTGATTTTGCATAACTGTGCAAGAGCTGATGCAGTAGCACCGGCTTTAAGTACAGTGTTAATTGTGCTCATTCCAGCTGACATATTATCTTCCTTTCTACCGCTAACTACCAGCGGTCAGCGAATACCTCCAATTGGTATCCGGTGCAAATTTAAAATTTCTCTATTTCATTCACTGATGATACAAGACGGTTAAATCTTGCCACAGTGCGATAAATGTTTGTATCTGATGCATTATCGACAGGTTTCGGACCGTATGATCGGATGTAACCCATCTGTCGCATAGCATCACAACATTGATTTATGATATTCCTTGATTCCGTGATATTTTTATTGGAATAACACTGAATCTCAATTACTGATTTCACAGCGTTCTCACTGTTTTCCAAGTCCATGCAAGTATCTTGATTATCAATCTGAACAACTGATACTGCCGGAAATGACGGAGGGGACTTGCTGGAATAGTTTGATACATTCTTACAAGTTTCTGCCACATAGGTTTTTATGTTGGTCAGAACTCTATTTGAAACGTCAATCATCTCCAAACACCCTCCTTGCAATCCTTGTAATTGTTTCTATGTTCCTTAATTCTGATGCCGTATTATACATGAACGGACGGGACGGCATACCCTTTGTCCAATGCCATTCTCCATTTTTGAAATAAAACCATCCTTTTTCGCCATGATTATTTACGTCATACTTCCAACCAATAATTGAAGTATCTGGATGTGGATTTTCTGATCCAACAATTCCAGTACCAAACTCAACGAATTTCGCCCACTGGCAAGCCGTATAAATGACGTATTGGGAACCATTGTAAATAATGTCACCCGGTTTCAGGCTCATACTGTTCAATAACTCACCAGTATAGATTGCGTCCTCACTCAAAATATTGGTTTTTGCAATCGCAACGCCCTCTTCGGCTAACTGCCTGGTAAATTCATCACATTTATCATTCAGACTTAATCTGTACTTTCTCACCTTTTCAGCCAGCTCACGGAAACTTCCTGGAGATAACTTAGCTGTGTATCTAGGCATTTTTCTTCCTCGCTTTTAATGCAATAACCAGTCCATTTATTCCATCTGCAATACCGGCAACAGTATAATCAGCAGAATCCTTATCCACTGCACCATCTGCATTCAGAACCGGTTCAGATGTCCACACAATTGATTCCTCTTTAATAGGAAGGTTCTCAACCGTGGACGCTGTTCTGGTGTAGTCCAGATTTGTTCCAAACATATCAGCATAGGCGTTTCCTCTACTTGCAGACAAAGAGGCATAAAAAAAAGCCGGGGGACTATAACCGTTGTCATAATCTCCCGTTTCGTCCCCGTTTTCATCAAGAATTGGAACGTTTTCAGTGTAATTGGAATACCATAATTTCCTTGTGTTTCTTTTTAGATTTCTCAATATACGCCACCCTCCACCGTAAATGCGTACCCCTGCGACCAAAATGGTCACGCACAATCTTCTTTTGCAACTTAACCCAGTTGCCGGGAGATAATCGGATCACCTAACCTCTCTTAAATCAGTGTGCATATAGCAACAACTCCTTCAAGACACGTGTTCCGGTTCGCCCATGCTCGGCTGCCGGTATTATCGCTATGGGAAAGCTCTCCCTCAGCTCCAATCTGGTTGTAATCATACAATGCAAGGTTGCGGATATTGGAAAAATACTTCTCCATATCCTTATTAACAGTGTCATCTGTATAATTATCCGGGTAATTCCGTATTTTCTTTATTTCTCTATAGGCATTTTTGACTTTCACAAGGAGCATGGACAAATCAGCTTCTTCTGAAATACCAAGCTCTGTTGACAGTTCATCGTATATTTCGTTTACCAATTCATCCATACTATCACCTATTTCTTCGGAGGCCTTCCGACCTTTGGTTTCGCAACCGCCGGTTCGGATTCCTCTACTTTCTCTTCTGATTTAACTTCTTTCCATCCACACGCAAGAAATGCGCTTTTCTGGATTTCAGAAGCGACAGTTACACGCTGTCTATCTTCTTTTTCCAAAGTATACATCAAGTATCACTCCTACTCTGTCGGATCTTCACATACACCGATCGCATCTTTCTTCTTGTTGAGTACGAATGCATCATAGCGGACACGTCCCTCAACAAGGTATCCAGAAATACCAGGCGCATCATCGTGAATCTTGTACTCTGCAAGTTTGATCGGTGACGGCATAACAATCGGATTAGTGATAATAAAATGTACTTTTTCCGGGAAGTAAGACTTCGGAGCTTTTACAAAGTAAACACCATCAACTTCTCCAACAAGACCGTTAATAGCAATCTGTGTAGCCATATCGCCTTTTTTGGTGAATGCTTCATCCAGTTTCAGCATATTGTAGTAGCCTGGTGTGCAAATGCAGATTCTTCCACCAGTCGGAACTTTCTTGTTGTCAAGAATTTCCTGAACTGCAAGGAATTTTTCATATGCATTGGCTTTTGTTACTGCTGTATCTTTTACGATGTTTCCAGCATCAGCACCGGCAACAAGCTTGGCAATACGGTATGTATCAATTTCCGGGATAACAACTTCATCAATCTGTCTACGAAGTGCTGCACCAGCTTCCATTGTTCCCATTGTGTCATCTTCACTCTTCTTATCGATTGTGAATGTGAACGCACGGTCTTTTGCAAGTGTCATTTCCTGCACTTCATTTCCGAGTTCTTCTGGTGTTCCATATCTGCTTGCACCCTCTGTAGTGTAATCGCCCATTGCTGCTGTTGGCATAGAGTATACTTTTACAGTAGAGACTCCAAGCCATTCAAATGCGTAGTTTACCAGTGAAGAGGTAAGCGCACCGAGTTTAAATCTTTCATCCACCTGCTGTGAATATTTAGCTGCGTAATTTACTGCCATCTTAAATTCTCCTTTACTAACTTTTGGTAATCAGCGAACACTTCTTTACGTGTTCGGTATCTTTAAGGAAGATTAACCATTAAATCCTTTCAGGAATGGATCTTCTTTTCCATCTTCTCCCTGTCCGGCATTAACCGGCGGTCTGCTTTTCTGCCATTCTGCCTGTGCAGCCTTAATGGATGCATTATTGAATTTCTTATAAAGCTCTGTCACTTTATCGCTTTCTCCAGAAAGTTCGGCTGCAGCGGCTTCTTCTGCCATTTCCTCGGACATTCCAATCGCCATATAACGCTTCTGTGCATCAATCTTAGCAAGCTTTTCTTCAAGCTCTTTGGTGTGGCGTTCTTTTGCTTCTTCAGCTTCTCTCTTCGCTTCTGCTTCCTGTTCTTCGGCTGTCTGCTTAGCTTTCAGCTGTTTACGGTAATTAGCAGCTTCGGAAGAAGTTTTATTGTAGTCGTTCTGAAGCTTTGCGTTTTTGGCTCTTTCCTGTGCAAGTAATGTCTGCGCTTCTTCAAGAGTCATTTCATGCTCTTCCGGCTTGTTTTCCGGTTCCTGATTCTGCTGTACCTGTCCCTCAAGGTTTTTGTTGTCTTCCATAGTTATCATGTTCCTTTCTTTCGCGTTTAGAGTTCTCTCTCATCAGTTACATTTCGCGATTATAGACTTCTCTGTCTTCCGCGTTTGGTAAGGCACTTCTCTGTGCCATATAAAAACAGTCATGGTTTTGACCGTAATTTCTATAAATAAATAATTGAGCACCGGCAATTGATAATCTGATCTGGACTCGCTCCAAGCGAGGTATCCTTTGGGAATTGCATCCACGAATTCCCAACATGAAAAGCCTGTCCAATCGGAATGTATTTCCCATTGATTTCTCTGTGCTCTTTCCTTGTTACCTCATCCATAATAGATTCCCACCGCTTCATGGTTTTGCCGGAATTAACAGCCCCCATATATCTTGCATGGTTAATTGCCGTATTTACTTCATTTTCTGCCATGAATTTTGCCCTATCCAGTGAATAATAGTACGGTTCATTCTTATGGCTTTGTGTGCTGTCTATGACATCGTAAGAAAAACTTTTTACGTGCGTTTCCAAGTATTTGTCTACGTCTGTATACTTTCCAAGCGTTTCCAAATAAGAATCCTCAATTTGATTACGAATTGGCTCATAATCGGTTTTGTTCGATTGAGCCATCGTAAATAGCCACGCCATAGTAGCGATGAAGTTGTTTTCTAAATCTTCTGCCATATGGATTCTTTCTGCTTTGTCCTCTTCCGGAATATTCATTTCACCGAAATACTGTTCAAATGACATACTCCGTTCATTCGTAACCAGAGCATTCAATTCATCAAAACTAAGATTCATGAACATCTTCATCACCGCCATTATCGGTATTCATTCCGTCAAGAATCGGGGAATTTCCAGTCTGATCAGATAAGTCAGACATCGTTCTCTTCTGTGTCTGCTGTTGCGTATCATCTTTCTTAATCAATGACTTCTGATATTTTTCAATCATATCTCGGCTATCAGCCCATGCCTGAGCGACATCCGGGAACAAGTCAACCTGTTCCATAGCAACACGACCATTCACGCCACAATTTATCATTGCAACCATCGAATTAACCTTTGTAGCAAGGTCATATGTCTTATTTCTGATGAATTTTGGTTTCACGTCCGAATATTTCAGTTTTAGAAGCGGACTATCATATGGTGTATCCGTAGATTCTTTGATGGCTGCAAGTTCAAGCTTTACGATTTCTGCTTTTCCGCGGCGTAGAATCTGTTCTTCTTTACAAGCACTGTTTTCCGCAGCACTCCATCCTGAGGACATATTCATAGCAGAGCCGGTAGAACCACCGCCGGGGTCTGTTTGAATCGGTACATAAGCTCGCTGGAGAATTGTGTTACGCTTGCTTACGATATTTTCCTGCACACCGGAATAATCAAATGTACTGGAAATAGCTTTCAGTAGTGGCGTGCCGCCGTTTCCGGTATTGTTAGCAATAATCCACTGTCCTCCAACCGGAGCTTGCGTTTTGCCGTTATCATCTTTCGGCAATTCAAATCCAACACCGAAGAATACTTCCTGTGTAGTCTGCGCTACCGCATTGGCAAAATCAGATACTTCTACGTTCAGAGCATTCATATCTGAAATCTGACGTTCAAAGCATCCCGTTCTATCGGTAGCTCGATTAAATTCCACTATCGGAATCATTTTCAGTGGATTGATTTCTCCACTGTGTTGCATGAACGACCAAGGGTTCTTAGGTTTTTCCCCATTAGTGATTTCACGCATATCTTTAATTTCATATCTTGTGTCCGGCGTAAACACCGTATAATAAACTGTTCCGTTCTTTGTCCTGCAGAAAGTAACACCGGCAAGTTTTTCTTGCAGTGCCGAATTACGATAAATGCAGAAAGAAAATAATGGATTCAGCGTTACCAAATCAAACGGGCAAAGTCCGTCAAAGTTGCGCTTGATATCGACAAACTGATAACCAACGCCGGTAATCTCAACAAATCTTCCAAGCTCCTGATCTTTGGAGAATGCATATTCCGCATCGTTAAGCTCATTCAACATAGAAATCGAATCATCCTGGAAATCATTTTCCTTTTCAGTTGATTTCTTTAAATCCTTATTTCCACGCTGAACATATGTAATTGGCTGTCCCCACACATAGCCGAGTTTAAACTCTGTAATCTGGTTTGCTAAGTTATCAGATACCTTGATATTTACTTCCTTACGGATAATTTTCTTTCTAACAAGTGGCTGGATACCTTTTTCGTATCGCATCAGAAGAACCATGTCGTTTACATTTTTCATGTGAATCGTCATTGCTTCTTCCAACACCTGAAAGATATTCTCGCTTGTAATCTTTGCAACATCCGTATAAATCCGGCATCTGCCAGTCAGTTCCGGATACACAAACACTTCATTGTCCTCAGACACCGAATTTCACCTACCTTTGCATAAAAAAAGAAAGAGCTTCACGTGATAGCGGCACGCAAAACTCTTTATTCATGAACGAATTACAATTTCTTCGATTATAATTATATAGTATTTTTTTATGCTTTTTATGCAAGTTACTCTGAAACATACTTTTTTATTCTTCTGGACACTACAGACTGGTCAAGTCCAATTTCCATAGCAATTTGCTGTTGAGACTTTCCGTCTTTCACATATTCCAGAATCATTTTATCTTCCAAATCCGTACAATCAGCAATCAAACGGTCAATTCCAATCGTAAGATTTTTCAATCGGTCAATATCCTCTTGCACTTTAATTTCCATTTCCCGACATTTCTGTTCCCACTCTTTCATCTGTGCTATTTCATATTCATTGCATCCGCTGACACTGAATCCCCGTGGCTCATACGGGAACTGAGGATTGGATCCGTAAACTTTCCCGGCATAGCAAGACGGACGTTTTTCTATGTAATCAGCAAGCTTCTGCCGGTCCTTTTCAAGGAGGACTCCAAGCAATTTGTAATTCGCAATATCTTTTCTGGTGATTTTCATTTCTGTGTATCCTCCTTAAACTGGACTCTGGATGATTTGCGCTGCTCGAACAAATCCTGTTGTCACGAATAGTGCAAAGCTTGCTAATCCATCTGGTACATCATCATGCGGATTTTTCCCGCGTACTGAATAGCTGAGCAAGAATCCCATCATCTTTCCGTAGTCCTCTTTTGGTTTGTAATTCTCTCGGTCACGGAATAGTACGTGTTTCTTTACCCAATCTGCATTTACAATAATTTTCGTCTCTTTGTTGGATTCCGTATATTTCGTAGTAATGTTGCAATGACCGCCCTTTTCTTCAACCAATTTGCTTACTTCCAGTGCCACACGATCACCACCATTGTTGCTTTCAAACTGGCATTGTTGCATACCAGTATTTACAATCAAATCAGACGTTCGCTCATACTGAATTCCATAATTGGAATTATCATCACAGATGCAATCCGTAAGATAAAAGTCGTTTCCGTACTGTAACATACACGGCAAGAATAGGAAGTCAGTACCTTTATTCTTCGTATCGCATATTCCCCATACGGCATCCGGTTCCGTAATAGGTAATGTAATGAATCTCCTGAGTTCTTCGTCTGTATACAGAAGTCCTTCACGTTCGATAGGCTCATTCTTGTACAGACACTTGTAGGAGATTTCATCCATTGTTCTTTCCTGATCGTGGAAGAACTCAACACTGAATCCATTGTATTTGTAATCAAAGTTTGATTTTCCTGTTACCGGATCAATGTCTGGAACAGCAATGAATTTCGCTCTATCATCTCCATCATAAATATCTTTCAGCCGACCAATAACATCATGCACGGACCATCTGGTAGCAATATGGATCTCCTTACAGCCGTCCATTTTTCGCTGTTTAGCATCAGTACCGTAGATTCTCCATAACTTGTCCAGAATATTTTTATTCAGTGCTTCTTCGATACCACCAATCAAATCATCACAATACAGGTATCTGTTGGCACGGACCTTACCGGCATTCTTACTTCCTACAGATGTACATTGGATATTTGAGAATGGTTTGTATTTGTTGAAGTTGATGGTTTCTCTCTTGGCATTTGTGCTATGAAATTTCACGTCTGGGAAAATCTCTTGCCAGCAATATTCATCTGAGTTCGTTGTGATATCCATTACCCCGTCATAGAACATTCTGGTAATATCTCCACTGTGTGAGAAAAACAAACTGAAATCATCCGGGTGTCTTCCGATTATCCATGAACAGAAAAACTTTTCAAGAGTAGTCTTCTGCGTACCCGGTGGCATGGAAATTGAAAGAATATCCAATTTATCATCTTCCATGTCCTGTAGGGATTGAATCAACCCATGCTTATTCAATTGCTTTCTTTTTGGAGAATAAAAACGATCCTGTTCTAATCGCTTTCGCTCAAGATAGAGCAGATAGCTGTCAAATAAATGTGGTGCTTCAAATTTTAACGCTTGCCAATACAAATCCTCAAAACGTATATCTTGATTCTGTACAAGGAGCCTTTGAGCTGATAATTTGACCGCTTTCGAGAGCTTCAGACAGTATTTCAGATAATCATGGCTATCCTCATACATATTAAGACATAATTGCATGATATTATCCCAAGTGCTATATTTAGTTGAATCCTGCATCTTTAGCGCATTGGCTAATCTTTTATACTCTCTTAACTCCATGTTTCTCCTTAAATCAAAAAAAAGAGCCAATATCTGCGATTTCTCACAAATATCAGCTCTGGCTCTTAGGCTCTGGCACTAAATCATTCATTTTTCTTCATATTCATATTTTACATTTCCGTATTCATCCGGCATAGGGCTTGTTAATGATACTATTTTCCTTCCGCATCCCGGACAATACGGTGGTGTAAATCCACTTTCGCTAAGTTTCCATCCATAATAAGGTTTGTTTGCGTTATATTCAATTTTCTTGAATACATATCCGCAATGAGCACAGATTGGTTTAAACATTACAGTGGAAGTGGAATCATCTATAGTTTCATCTACCATCATTTCGCATCTTCCCATACTTAATCACTGGATAATACGCTTTTTTACAGTGCTTACACCAAATCGGCGTATTTTCAATATTAGAATTTTTCTCTATTCGCTGTCCAGTCTTATGACCAGCCGGACAGTAATACCAACTTTCTTTTATCTGCTCCATTACTCTAACCACTCGTTGTCTAAATAATAAAATCCATATACAACCGCTCCTGTCAGCATAATCCATATAATCCAAAATATAACCATAGCAACTGTCGCGTTGGTTTCAAACATTTCTACAGTATCATTGAGTGAACTATTCTTGTAAAAATGTGTCTTGTCAGGAATTGTTCCATCTTTAAGATCTGCGAAAATCGTACCTTTGTACTTCGTTTTCACACCGTAATATACAAATCGTACCTTTACACGTTCGCCAGACTCCCAACTATACACTTTATCTCCGGGAATCGTTTTTATGTATTTTGAAAAAGGTAATTTTATTTTTTCATAATCGAACGTGGTCCCACAAAATTTAATTTCCTTTGCGTGCAAAGATTCTGTATTTTCAGTATCCCAGCTGTAATACACCTCTGTTTTTGTATACTCCTTACCTTTGGAATCTTTCTTTTTCACCTTACGTTCATGACGTTCCCGTCTTTCCTCAATCTTTTTAATATAGATGTATTTTCCACCAATTTCCGGATAAGTAACAGTATCCACGGATTCCAATTTTCCATATACAAAAGCATTTCCAATGTTTGTATCCATTCCATAACGGAACAAATCTTCATCTTTAATTTTAACTGCTTTATTGTATTTCTCATTATCGTCCATAATACTATTAGAAATTTCTCCAGAAATCAAAAAGCCAATTAAAAGCATCACGGCAATAATAGATATACTTGCTAAGACTTCACGCTTCGTAATCTCCATTTATTTATCTCCGAATAGATTCTGTGGTACATCTTCCGACACATCATATTCCAGATATGAATAGGACTGCTTTTCGTAGCCGGTCACATTAAGAAAAATACTTGTCGGAAATTTACGCACGTAACGATTGTACTGCTTCACCTGTTTATTGAAGTTACTTCGATATTCAGCAATCATATTCTCTGTAATCGACAGCTCATTCATCAGCTGCTTGTAATTTTCATTTGATTTCAGTTCTGGATAAGCTTCACTGACTGCTGTTATTGCCGTAGCGACATTTTCGATATCTCCAGACTTACCTCTTCCGTCCACAACCGCTTTCAATGTATCCGCTTCGTGCGCATCGTACTGTTTTACGCAATCAGCAAGGTTGTAAACTAAATCAGCTCTTCGCTTTTCCTGGACCTTAATGTCCGACTGTGCTGTCTTAACCTGTTCTTCCATCGAGATTGCTTTATTCTGTGAGCTGTACACTCCGATTACACACATCAGAATGACAGCAATAACTCCGGCAGCTACGATTAACGTTACTTTCCAATTACTCTTCTGCATTGGCTATTCCTCCGTATGACAGGTGTTTGTAATCTTTCCGTACACATCTTCATACAGCTCCTGTTTGTCACCGTTGTATCATAATTTTCTACTCCTCATAAATAATATCCAAACCATAAGCAGCCGCAGCGTCATGCTCAATCTTGCATCCTCTTGCATTCTCCCAGCCTTTGCAGAAGTATACTGTGTGGCACAGAGACATGCTTTCAAGAGACTTCGCAAGGAAACACAATGGAATCTGTACTACACCGCGCTTTTCCATATTCTCATGACTGTACCATTCATCTGTGAAAAGAGTATTTACGACTTCATACCCTTTTGCCTCAAGCACCTTGATCGCTCTTTCTCTTGTTTCTACGATTTCTTTATCTGTCTTTCCGCCCATTGGCTGACTTAACATTGCTTTCTTCATCGTTCATTCTCCTTTCTACAATCCCTCTTGTTCCGCTTTCCATTTCGCTACTCTATCTTTCATGATTTTTCTTGCTTTTTCTTGAGGCATATCTTTTGGAAATGTGGCAGCTATTATAATTTCGTACCCATGACCCGAAATTTTTCTTTTAATTTCATTTCTAGCGAATGAATAAAACGGCTCGTCAAAATAGATGTTTTTCAATGTTTTGTAATTAAACGCCGCCTCATAACATAAACCAACATCCTCATTGGCATCACATTGAAGTTCGTCTGTGTCGTATTCCTCAATTGTAGCTACGTCGCTATAATATCTTTTTGTACTGTTCAGCATTGCACATATCAATTCAGCTTTCTCTCGACTTAACGAGACTGCTAGAATGCTATAATCAGAATACTCACCAGATGTAATTACATACACTTTCATTTCATCACGCTCCTTTTTCTCAAAACTGGCATGATAGGTATCGAACCTACGACCCTTCGGTTAACAGCCGAATGCTCTACCACTGAGCTACATGCCAAAAACAAAAATTGCATTTTCAGAATATGATTAGGGCTTCCCCTTATTCAATCATGGTAAAAGTCATGTTCTGCCACTGTGATGATAGGTCTGAGCTTCCGAGAGCGACTCTTGGCTTCCTACCACTGTCTAAGCACACATGGGATTGATGCCCATAAATTTCACGGTTCTTTCAGAAGAATATTTTTTATATACTTTGAAGCAATGGATTTCACGTCCACTACAATATCTTATCAAAAACTTGCCATACCGCTACTTTAACGAATTTCTTGTGTTATACTCCGATTTCTCAGATTCAAGGCAAATCAGCTTATTGAGAATTTCCAGTTAGTCCGTAGTCTCTCACACCACTCACATCACTGGATTATTTCTGCACCGCAGACGTCTATTTTACGCTGACCACAAGGATTCTGCTATTGACTTCTCTGTGATGATACACTGCAAGGCATTGTTGACGGTTTCCATCTCCACCAATGGAATCACTTCCAGTGGAAAGAATCAGCTTATCCAATATCTCGAACAAGCCTATCTCGTTACCTTTGCATCTCGGCAGGACTGAAAAATCCATCTGCACCGAGGTAATCATATTTAAACAGACCGAATAGGAATCGAACCTATGACTACGGTTTTGGAGACCGTTGTTTTGCCAATTAAACTATCGACCTACGGGGTAATCGGGAATCGAACCCAAACTATCAGAGTCAAAGTCTGATGCTCTTCCATTGAGCTATTACCCAATAAAGCTGCCGACCGGAGTCGAACCGGTAACCTGCTGATTCGTAATCAGCTGCTCTATCCAATTGAGCTATGACAGCAGATAGCAAATGCGGTTTTTATGTGATTTACTACCAGAGAATACGATGGCTGTTAATAGTTCCTCGTTTTCAAGAACCGCAAAACTTGAAAAATAGCAGATATCGGAGTCGAACCGATTATTTCAAGATCATGAGTCTTGCGTGATATTCCGTTTCACTCATCTGCAAACGCCGCATGAAGGAGTCGAACCTCCAAGTCGAATATCGACTGACTGGTTAGCAACCAGCTCCAATACCATTATGGGAATACGGCATACTGGCTGGATGAATCGTCATTCAATTACGCCTCTGACACAGAAGAACACCAGCCATATACAATCAAAACAAGGGGGATTAAATCATTCTTCAAGCAACACACTTGAAGAAATTGGTGGAGTGAGACTCGAACTCTACAAACCCGAAGGAACTGATTTACAGTCAGCCTGCTTTTCCAATTGCATATCCACCAATAACCGCCGTCTGACGGTTAGCAATAATATTTATCGTGCCATGCAATGCACTATGCGGTTATTTAAGGTTCATATCGTTTTACCGCCAATCTACACGCAGCTCTTTTATTCCTCAAGCAGTAGTTGGAGATTTTAGAGTCTTTACTGACTATTTTCCATCAGTTACTACCGTGTCTGCACCTTGAACAGTTACCCAGCCAAATTTGTTTCTTGCCTCAGCTTCTTTCATCCGAATCAGCTCATCCGTAATCGAAGCGCTGATGATTTTATTTGACTCAGCTTCAGCCTGAGCTTTCGTAATCTGAATCTGTGCATCTGTTTCAGCCTGAATCTTCTCAGTCTCTTTCTGAACCTTGATTTTTTCCTGTTCAGCTTCTGCTTGCTGCTTTTCTTGTAATGCTGTCACGCGATTATCAATAGCTTCTTTCAGTTTCTTGTCTGGGTGAACATCAATGATTGATGCATCCAGAACTTCAATTCCGTACTTATCGGAAAATTCGCTACTCAGGTAATCCGTCAGCTCAGAATTGAGTTTTGATCTGTTTCCAGAGTAAATATCCATCATGGAGTAATTCGTTGTAATCTCTGAAATTTTCGATTTCAGAACAGGCTTCACACGACTTTCGATGATATCGTCACCGTCCATACCTTTGAACTTCTTGTATGTATCTACAAGCGTATCCGGGTTGTATCGATATGACATCTGAAAACTGATTGCAATACTTGCATCATCAGAAGTAGCAACCTTAAAAGAGTCATTTCCCTTGCTGCCCTCTCTCTTGTCTTTCGACATTACCAAGATTTCATTACTTGTTGAGAACTCTTTTACTTTTTTCATCGGACCTACAAAATTCAATCCCGGTGAAAGCGTTTCTTTCTGTACTCCATCCCTATACGTGTAGACTATACCAGTCTGTCCAGTCTTAATCAATTTACACGAACTGACCGTGAACGCTGCACCGATAACAGCTGCAATCACTACTACCGCTACTATTCCTTTTTTCTTCATTCGTCCATTTTCCTCTCTTTAATTTCTTTTTCTGCTTTCGCATTATCTTTAAGGATTGAAAGTAAGATTTTATTTCCTACCCAAGCCAAAAGCATTCCAATAATCAAAAATACAGTTAAGGCACCTACAAATACTACAAACATCTTAACTCACCGCCTGTGCTACAAAATATAATAAATTTCCAATAGATATTAACAACAATCCTACCGTGATTCCAATGTTGATTCCATCTCTACGAGCTTTCACCATGAAGTACAGCATAGAAGTAAACATTGCTGCCATTATCAAATTTGCAATCAAGAAAATTAAGTTGATTATCATTTCCGGCATCTCCTCCGCATTCGCAATCCGTGAAGTTTCCGCCAGTTATTTGAACCAATCGAGTAACATGGCAAAGTGTTTACATTAAATGTTCCAAACGTTCCATAGAAAACCGTAGATACGTCCAATAAGTTGTCTATGTTTCTCATTTTCTGTTTTAGCATTGAAGTTGGTATTGTTGCCAATTCTTCGATCAGATCATCACAGATTAGATCCGAATCCTGTTGGATACAAAGATTCGCAGCAGGAAGAAAGCCACCATATGCATATCTTCTCTTATCTTTCACACCCATCGCACATTCTCCTAAAGCGCATTCACGCTCTCAAAAGCTTTTATCATCTTCGGGAACTGAATTGCAAACCAATCAACAAGCGTTTCATCGTGTCCAAATTGTCTATAGTGCTCAAAATTCGCTTGCAGTCCGCTTTCAGCAAGGAATGCGTGTATAATTTCGTGCCGTAGCTGCTTTCGCATCAGTTCATCGAAATCACCAACTTCATTCACGTTATCATCCCTGATTTTAATTTCTCTTGATGTATAGTCACAATAACCATCGGTATCTTCATCTGCGAATGATTCTCTAATCACCTTATATTCAGTTCCTAGGATATTTACTGTTGTCATTATAAGATCCTCCAAAATGCTTTTACATCATCAATCTGAAACATAGCCTGTGCAGAACCATTATCGTAAAAACAAACAGTTTTCAGTTCCTTATCTATCAAGCACACAGTAGCCGATACATGAAAGAATCCTTCGTTTGTTTCAACACAATAAATCTGTCGAATAGGTTTTACATCTCCGTAAATCATGCATCAATCTCCTACAAATATCTAAAAATCAAACTGATAACTGCGATAATTACAATCACAAATGTTATCATGTAAGTGAATCCAATAATCATAAACAATATCTTCTCACCTGTTTTGTAATTGGTTGTACAAGTAAGCCTTAATTTATTACCGGCACTTAATGTATTAAAATACACTCTTGTAATAATAAAAAGTGCTATGCTGATAACTAATAGTGTTGAGGCGATTTTGATTAGCATATTATTTATATGACTCCTTTTTGTTTTTGGTCGTTATTTTGGGAGGTCAGAGACACCCCGGGGCTCCGCCCCTCACAGACCCCCGCCCCGGTCATCCCAGGCATCAGATATCAGTTCCGCAGTTCATCGAACATATGTATCTATACGACAAACACCTATTTGTTTAATACATCATACACAATATCTTGTGTCTATACATTTCATACCACGATATCTTGATTTCTGTGTCATTTTTTGATTTAAATGTTAAAATACATCAAAAATCAAATGAAGATTCATCCGCGTCCTGATCTTCCAGCTGATCCGCTCCAATGTCCTGCGCTATCTGTTCAACCGTCTTTCTAGCTCCGGTGATCTGCTCCTGCTCTACTGCTTTCGTTTCTGCCATTCCGTAAGCAGCTTTTGCTATAAATATCTTGTTGGCATCGGTCCCCTTGCTATTGCTCAAATTCGACGCCAAACGACCGGCGCAATATTGCTTCCATTTTTTAGCCGTCTTGGAGTGTGGCGAGGTTGGTCCGCCTCTATAATCTCCATTGATCCATGATGTGATAGTACTAGGATCTATATTGATCATCATGCTAAAATCATACAATGTTGGTAACACTCTATACTTACTGCATAATCTCTTGTATATATTAAATAGATTGTCTAATACCGTAATATCATTGTAGTTATTAAGAGGTGTCATATTATCTGAGATACTCAATAACATATCTGTAAACACTGTATAATCGTATATACTTTCTTTATCTTCCAGATCAGATATATATCTATCTGCTATCTCTGTTATTTGACTTGTATATACTTCCACTCCATCTACTGTAGTTATTGTATTATCTTTCATTTCTGTATCACCTCCATAAGCATTGCACATATAATAGCGGTATATTACGTACATTGTCAATAAAAAATATTCCAGTGATATTAACCATATCTATCTGGAATACTATTTACTAACGCTATATATTGTATTTATAAACTTGTGATCTGCTCTTGCTTTTTCTGCATCGTCAGGCTCAGACTGACAAAGAGTCAATCTATTGACTCTCTTATATATTCTTATTCTTTCTCTTATTCTTATTCTAGGCGGCTAACATTAGCATTACTGTTAGTTTTACACAAAAAAGACAGCCACCGGAGGAGCTGTCTAATCTGTTTTTTACTTTTCTTCTTTCGGCTTGAATTCTTCTGATCCGCTTTCGATGTAGAGCAAGAAATCATTGATTTTCTTTTCTTCCCATCCGGCTGATCTAAGACCTTCGATAAGTCTTGCTATTTCTGTCATTGTCATATCTTCCATGTATTCTCCTTTCTCCAGTTCTCACTGGTGACTTGTAAGCTGTGTTCCTTACAAGTATTATTATACATTATATTTCATGTAATTGTCAATAGATTTTTACATCTTTTTTCATGTATTTTATTTTATTCTATTTACATTTTATTTCGCGTTTTCTTCTTCTACATATTTAATAATGTTCCCCGGTTGCATATCTAACAACATACATATATTATTTAATGCCTTAGCTCCAACCGGTTTTCCGTCTCTTAAATATTGTATCGCGCTTTCATTTAAAAGCTTTTCTTTCCTTAATCTGGTTGTATTATATCCGGCATCTTTCAGCGTTTCCAGCACATCTATTTTATAAGTTATCATTTTTTACACCTCCATTATTTTGATTAAATTATACATGATTTTTATTGTAAAGTCAATTACATGTTTTTTAGTGTAAAATGCACAATTACTGTATTATTTATTACATGATATTTCATGCATTATGCTAATTGTAATTACATCATTTTTCATGTATTATATAACCATAGCAAGGAACAAAAGAAACAAACATTCGGACACACCGAAACCACTCAATACAATGAGGACATACGGAAGCGATTCGATTTATTGAAAAAATCTAGTTCCAGAAAAAAAGAAAAGCCGACCGGAGCAGCTGACAACTAAACCCGATCGGCACCAATCAAAAACAATATTAAGAAAGGTAGCTCCATTATAACAGGAGCAAAGGAAAAAGAAAATGGCAAAATATTTTAAATCTATTAAATCTTATGACGATCTTAAGAACCAGTACAAGAAATTATTGAAAGCGAATCACCCGGACAACGGCGGAGATCTCGAAGCAATGAAAGAAATCAATGTGGAATATGATGCACTTTTTGCAGTCTGGAAGAATAAGAAAGAAGCCGAGACAGGTGAAGAGATCAAAGAAACCGCAGACAGCACACGAAGCCAGTTCTACACTATGTTTGGATGGGAAGGAAGCAACCACGATTGGAGCAGATCACTAAAAGAAGTCGCTCAGATCGTCCGCACATACGTAAAAGAGAAATACCCGACTTACAAATTTAGCGTCCGTACTTCTTATGCTTCTATGTGCCAGGAGTTGCACGTTACATTAAAAGAAAGTCCGGTAGAGATTTATAAGACGTTTGAGGAGCTTGACAACGACGATTTTCGGGAGATTTCAAAGCGGTTATTTATGTGGGGTTACAACGACGAAAACAGAATAAACTTTTTGAACGCATCAGCAGAAGAAAAGAAAAAGACTATTGAAGAGTCTAACAGTAAATACGCACACATTTTAAACGACGTAACAAAAGCAGTTATTGAAGACGTTGACGCCTTCGTGAAATCTTATAATTATGAAGATTGCGACGGCATGATTGACTATTTCGACGTAGATTTTTATTACTTCGGATGCTGCCAGGATAACGGCGCAGGAATTAAGATTGTACCGAAAACGGCAAGAATCAAGAATAAGAAAGCCAGCGTTAAGACATCCAGCAAAAAAGAAGAACAGCCACAGCCGGAACAGATCGAAGCAAAGACGAACGGCATCAGCTACAAGATTACGCAGGGCGAAGACACGCGCGACGGTTCAGAATTATGGCTTGTAAGAATTAACGAGACACTTACAAGAGAACAATATCTTGCAGAAAATAAAGCAATGAAGGATCGCGGCGGATATTACAGCAAATTTAGACACGCATTTATTTTCCGAATTGATCCAACCGAAATCTTGAAAGGAGAAAAGACAGCATGAAAGAAATTTGTGTAAAAAAAATACCGTGTTGCGGGTGTCCTGAAATGGACACTTGCACACTTGAAAAATCCGAAAATCTCTTGAAAGAATTATTCACGCGCTACGGGAATTATAACAAGGAAATGAGCGATAAAACAATAAGGATTTACGAGCAGCACCCGGAGAAGCTACACACCGAAAAAGATATATCATACTATTTCGACAAGGCACAAAAAGACATTGAACAGCTTGAAAGGGTTATTTTGCAGCTGAAAGCATACAAAAACGCATTGACTGAAAGATATAACTTCATTAAGACAGCACCAACAAAGCAGAAAATAAAGCTATACCGGGAAAAGAGATGGAAAGACAAAGTTTATTATTATATTCTTTTCTATTCCGTAAATTTGACAGACGGGCATGAAGAACTAATGCAATCTATCAAATACACAGGAAAAGAACGTCGAAAAGCCATTGAAGATTTTGAAAAGCTCCAGAAAGAGAGAACCGGCGTTATATTTGAAAAAGATATCAAGCGCGCAAAATGGGAACGCTAGGAGGTAGAGCCATGAGAAAAATAAAATTGACAGACCAGGAGGCAAGCAGATTAAACATGTATTTTCTGCTCACACACAAAAGAATATCTGACGAGTTGGAAGTCTGGGAACGCCTGAAAGACGACCCAGCAGCACCGGCAGCCGAAAAAAATCTTGTTTTCTGGCAGGACATAAAAACACTTATTGACCGAATTTCTAAGGAATTGCGAGGATTTTAAAATGAAAGTTGAAACTGTATATACATATTCCGAGTGGTGCAAGCTTGTAGACCTCCACGGAAAAGAGATATTAAAAAGATACCTGAAAAGAAAAGCAAAGAAGCTGATCCGGTTTTCGTTCCGGTTGTTTACTATTTACTTGATATATGCATTGTTTTATGCAATCGCATATCAAATAACATTTTGATGTACTGGTGTCTTGTGGGCGGTTCGATTCCGCCCGGCATTGTTTCCAAAAATTAAATATCTGGATCAGGTCGGACGTGTTCCGGCTTTTTCCGTATACGAAAGGAGTTAGACAGATGCAGACACAATCCATAAGCAAAGCACCGCGCAAGATGCGAATTGAAGCCATACAGGGCAAGCGGACATTTAAAGAGATTGACAGGCTAGATAATATCGCCCGTGATGCATGGGCAGCGTTATATACAGCGATCCAGACCGGAACGCATGATTATATTTATTGGAATGATGCGCCGGTTATATCGCAGTCCGGTATCAAGTCGCACCTATGCCGCGTCTTAACTAGATCAGTGAAGCAAGACAACGCTCTACAGCTTACTTGCATACAGATTAAGGACGGCGAGCCTATACCAATATCAGATTTACAGATTACAGAGCCGGAGCAGTTTATAAAAGAAACGCCAAACACCGCAGAAGTATATATTTTCTAAAAAACAAAGCCAACGCCGATATTGTACCGGTATTGGCTTATTGGTGTATCTACTCCATGTGGTCGCTTATTGCGGGACTCTGGTTACTCTCCCGGTATTCTTCCAGGCTTTCACTATTGGCGACTTGGTAAGCGTGCCGCAATTCGTGAGCCAGAGAAAAGAGCAGCTCCGGCAAAAAGGGAATTGCATTTACTTCCATATAGTGATATGCTGAATATAATTATAAGCTTGTATTTGCCATTTTAAGGCGTTTTATTTGCTATGTGGTAAATCTATGCCATGTTAAAAAGCAACAGCCAGAACAGGTACCCACGAAGCAACACACGGCAGACAAGCCACAAGCGTTCCCGGTTATTGTTTGGAAGTGTCGCAGATAAACAACCAGCACCGAGCGGACCGCATCAGGGCACACCACCAGAGCCGAGGAGCCAACAAAAGTACCAACCGAAAAACAGACGAAAAAGGACGCTGAAATCGATCAAAATTTCAACGTCCAGATTTTAGCCCTCTTTATTTTTGTGGTGTGATCTTTTTTTGAGAAAATTTTTCTGACCTCAAAAATCGCCCTAAAAACGCGCGACTTTTGGAATTTCCTGAAAAATTTTATTTTTCTAATTCTTCAGGAAACACTTTTTTCTTAGATATTCTTCGACCGAATACCTCTTCGCAGTATTTTCTGTACTCTTCGCATTCGGCGGTTTCCATGGCTTCCATGGTTGTTTTTCCGTGAGTATTCGCGAATGCCTTGACATATTGCTTATATTGTCTTTCCGCTTCATTCATAACCTTTCTCCTTTGTTCTTGCTTCAATTTCAATCGCATTTCCGTTTCTCCCGTCATTTATTATATTGATTTTTCCAGAATAATCAAATACCAATTCTCCATGATCGTACACTCTGATTCTGCCAGTATCGTTCTGTGCTGGAATCGTCACGACAAAATTTTCTTTCTCCGGTTCTGCTTTTTCCTTGCTATTTCCGCAAGAAGTAGCCAATATTACGAATATAATCACAGCCACGGAAAGCAAAATCTTATGACTGTGCATACTTTTCAGACTCCTTTCTGTGTAGCTCCATCAGCGATTCAAGCTTTCTTTCATCCGATTTCACCAGTTCACCATGCTTTTTCATATCGTTCAGTTGCATCAGATATGTACCGGCTTTATCAACATCTTCTTGCCCGTTCTTTGCTTCATGTCGCCAAAGATATTTGAACACATTTCCAAAACAGAAAGCTACGAACCCTCTCTTTCCTAAAATGATTTTCAGTGCATCGAAACACTCAATGCTTGTCTTTTTATAATGGTCCGGTCTGATTTCTTTCATGTTCTTACCTCAACTTTCCCTCTCTTTTTCAATCTGTTTATAATACCGGCATTTATTTTTACAGTAATTCTTATCCTGTCCCATTTTGCATCCGCTACACTCATTTATGTAGCCGAATTCATCTCTGGACGGTAGCGCAAAAAAACAAATCAAACTGATTAAAAGTAACACCGGCGAAAAGATCAGAAACAAAATATTAAACAGAATATCCGTTATCTTCTCGATCATTTTCTCTTCTTCCTCTCTTTTAGTCTCTTATTCCATTCTGCCAGATACTTCTCCTGTTCTGTATCTTCCAATTCCTGTCTGGATCCGTATACCGGTCTGGAAAAGCTTTCTTTTGCCGTGTCGCTGTCGCAATGTGCGATCATGCCACCGTAGTGCTGGTCCTGGTCGTGCTTCATTTCTTTTCTGGTGCGTTTATTCATATCTCTTCTCCACAAGCTCTCCTAATTCGTGCCCGATTGGTTTCCACAGATGCAAGCAGTTTTCCGACAGATTCACATATTCGGACTTCTTTGGATGTATCTGGTATACCTCTTCTTCATCATCGAAGAATATATCCTTCAACACACACATATCATTCCATGTAGGTATCTTGTATTTGTGCTTCGGTGATACGCTCACGTGTTCCCATCCGTCCTCATTTTCTCCGAACATCACGGAACACGTACCGCAATCGGGCAGTTTTATTAAACCGCCCACTAATTTTCCAAACATCACCGCGTCCCAAACTTTACCACTTTCCATTATTTCTTTATATGGTTTCATCTACATCGTTCCTTTCTTCATGAAATCGCGATAAATAATATTATCGTTTTCCTTTGGTTTTGCATCCTCTGATTTATCCCAAATATTCCCGATAACCTTCATCTCACACCGTTTTACATAATCTTCCGTTAATGGCATTGAATAGCAAAACGGTTCGCATTTGCTCAGAGCATCCGTTGGAATCACTTCATAATGCCATCCAATTACACTGTCTATTACTCCTTCTCTTTCCACTTCTATGACGTTAAACTCTCCGAATACTGCTTTTACAAGATCAACCGGATTATCATGGCACATAAGGATATCATTCTCCCAGATCTTCTTTCCATTCTTATCCGTGAGTCCAGTGTATCGGCAGATCGTATCCGAATCAACGAGATAGCTATTCTGTCTGCACGTATCTGCATTTTTAATGTCATATATGAACCATGCACCATATCTTTGAACCGCATATCCCTCAACCCATTCGCCACCGTCAACTTTCTTCGCTCTAAAAAGAATCTCTCTATTCATAATCTTCAACTACCTCCAACTTCTTCAAGTCCTCGATAAGCCACGGTTCGGAATCTTCCCATTTGACCATTGGAAAATCAACATTGTAGTATCGATTCAAACATGAATACATATCATAAGTCAAATACCAATACGTCTTCCCTTTTTTTGGCTGTGTTTCATATATAAACAACTTACCATTTTCGTCTCTTGCAACAAACTTATATTCTTCTCTAATATGACCTAAAAACTCCCTATCCCTCTTGCTTATCACTGGCTTTTCAATGTACTCTGATTCTGCCCATTTCCTTCTTCCCTTAGCACATCCATTTTTACAAAACAAACAATTACTGCACGGAACATGGGTACACGAACTAACTTTTCCTGTACGCTTATCGATAGCAATATCATCACCATCGCAAGCAATTTCAACAATCTCTTTTGCAAACTTTTCTTTATTCTTCATCTCTTCCACCTCGCTTAACAATTTCAATCGCTCTGTCAATAGCATTTGCAGTATTAAGATAAGCACAATCTTTATCCGCATCGCCAGTGTTTGCCAGTGTCAGAAAGTAGCGCATCTTTAAATCTTCAAGTTCTTTCACAACTTTCCCCACATCATAAGCTGTCGGTGCATGATTCAACATATCTTCAATATCTGGAGTGCAAAACTCGTAGCCTCTCCCGAGGTACTTTGCAATTTCACCACTTGTAATCTTGTACGCATCAATTAGTCTCATCGTCCTCAACCCCTTTGTCGTTTTATTTTTATTCATCAACTTCCTGTTCGAGCCAGTGTGCTTTACAATCTACGCATACCTCTCTACTTGGTACTAGACTACCTTCTTTTCGGCAATATGCTCTTTTATCGCCTGCATAATATGGACAATTTATGTTGTAATAAATCATAGCTTCTTCGCTTGCACCACCATCATCAATGCTTACTCGGTTCAAGCGTGATTCCAAACCGTCCAGCAATAGATTTATCATATATTCCCTATTTGTCATTCTGTTTTCTCCTTATACGGCTTCGGCAACGGCATCCAGGCAATAACTTCAAACGATATCTCTTCTCCATCGCCATCGTTCCAATTTTCACCATCCCATCCAACAAATTCTGGGTATATATTTTCAAAATCTTCCATTGAATACGCTTCGCAATCCATTACTGTAACCAAACATCCATATGCTTCTTCCGGCATCCTTTCACTACATGGAATCCACTTAGTTTCTTCCAGTGCATGTATCCCCATTTTAATGGCTTCTACTGTTTCCTCAGTCCAGCCCCATTCAAGATGTTTCACTAATCTATCTATTGCTTGCTTGTTATTCATTTTCTACCTCCTCTTCTTTTGGAAACTGAAATACTTTCGGATATGTAAATATTCCTGGTTGTGTCACAGCACCAGTAATTGGACTAATTCCGCCCTGAGTGCCGAAATACTTACCGTATTCCTGTCTGCACATTTCCATAGCCTTAATCGCTTTCTCTTTGGTTGAATATTCCGCCATTACAATAAAATCATTACTTTCCAAATCGATTAACGAAAATGCACCTATTTCTCCATTAGCAAAAGCTCGTAGCGTTGTTTCCTCATAAGGTAAATCAAACTCTTTGTCCTGACTAATGATTCTCATAACTTGATCCACCTTTTGCATCCCATGCGCAAATGTCGCAATCCTCAGGACATACATTTGCCTTTATTGCTCTTTTGCACATCTCCATTTTTAATTCCCTATCATCCTCAATGTCTTTGATAAATCCGAGTTTCCTCAAGATTTTATGAATCAGTGATTCTTTTCTCACTTTATCTCCTTCTTTCTTCTTGCCATGACCATGTGCTTTCCGCTTTTCTGCAATTCACCATAAATCGAATCGCAGATTGCTGATATCCCAATGTTTCTCGACGGACTCTCAAAATAAATTGTATCCGTCTTTTCCCATGTCCTTGTTGGTGCGTGGTAAAATCTTCCGTCTGCTGTCTCTACCATCGTCTGTTCCTCACACGCTGTAGGTGTGTAGAATTTCACACATATACCTCTTACACCTGATTCAGTACATCTGATTTTGTCACCGATATTAAACCTTCTCATGTTCTTCCTCCTCTGATTTGATTTCTAATACAACGCATCCTGTTTCCTTATCCTTTGTGCATCTTATTACCTCAGCTTGCGCAATAATATCAGGGAGCGTTTCATCTGGCTCGAATTCTACGACCGATCCATTACAGATGACCTTGTATGTCCGAGTCGGGGGCATTACATTTAGAAATTTTTTTACTTTCATTACTGTTCCTCCTTCCATTTCTTCTCGCTAAATTCATCCGGTTCCATGTATGTGTTTCCATCACATTCAACAACTCCACGTCCGTATCCATAAGCGCATGACCTACATAACGGTCGGAATGCAACAAGTCCTTTATCTTTTCCTTTGGATATTCTGAATGTTGCTGTGTATGGCATGATCTTAATTCCCGGAATATGAGATTTCATATCTCTACCACAACACCAGCATTTATATTCACAGCCAGTTATCTCATGAATTTCTTTGCTGTAATCTTTCAAAATTCCACCATATCGAAAAGGCTTATCTTCCAGTGTATTCTTCCCTTTCATGTGATTTCTCCTTTTCTTCATCAGTCCTCATAATTCATCACAATTGTAATTACTTTTACCATCACTTTCTGAATCTGGTCATAAATGTGATGATCGTCGCTGCCGAAGTGAGAATACAGTCTTGCATCATCTTTTCCTTTGTTGTAACAATCCTCCATAAACTCAAAACAGTACACATCATCTTCCTCAATGATTTCTCCGTTCTCTCTCCATTCATGAAGAATACGTCCTTCTACCATTTCGCTTACGATATTGTCAGAACGCTTTCCACCGTTCAAATGCTTGATACAGCAATCAATATATCCAAGCTTGTCGCAATATCTATATTCTTTTGCTGTTTCCTCGGTATAACCTCTGAAAGATTCTTTTATCTGTTCTTCAAAATCTTCCGGAAGATTGAAAATATCTACTTCAATACCTCTCGGCAATTTAACCATATAACTTCTCATAATTCGTTCCTTTCTCTCAATTGCTTCATCGCCAGTTTAAATGCCAGCATGTACAAATCTAAGATTCCAGTGCTCATTTTTCCAAAATCAGATACTTCTTCCCAGACTTCCGGATAGTAATCTTTCAAAACATCATAACCAGCATCACTGATTCCAGATTCATCGTCAAAATCCACTAGAGAATCATCTATAAATTCGTCCACCTGACATTCATCCCCGTTGAATCCATGTTCCATCATGTATTCATAGATATCTTCGCGCGCTTGTTCCACATCATAGTAATATCTGGCTCTATTCATGCAGTCGATTTTCTCTGAAAAATATCCCGTATTGTCTGTAAAATGTTCCTCGAACAGTTCAAACACCATGTTTTTGTAATTGAAAGCAATCAGCTCCCCTAGATCTCCGGATATATGTAATCTGTAATGGTCTTCCTCAAAAAGAAATCTGATGCGGTATTCATTACTATCTGGTCTTTTAAAATCCAGAATCTTGATGTTTCCATAATCTGTGAATGTTGCTACATGGTTCTGGAAGTTCTTCTTTGCTCTCTCCAAATCAATCATAATTCGTTCCTTTCTCCCTATCTAATTTCCGATATAAACCTGTCTGCCAGTTCTCCGTTCACATATTTGTTCGTTAATCGAACTCTTACTGAATCACCCTCTTGACTGTCTGCAAAACTTGGTCTGTTCATTGCTCCACTAGCAAAACTACCTTCCTCATAAGTCAGTCCATCATATTCAACCGATATTTCCCACTGCCAGCGAGGACAAATGGCAAACCATTTCCGCATATCTATGTAAGTGATAGTTGCATTTACATCTTCGTAAGCATATGTGATTTCTTCTTGTGGCTCACGATTCTTGTCTGAAACATCTTTTGAGCAACCAACTAAGAAAATGCAAATCAGAATTAAGCATAATATTTTCTTCATTTCCTAACCTCTTCTCCTTAAAAATGCGTAAAAAAATACCAACCACCGAATATTGATGGTTGGTAGAAATATTAAATTTTCTTCTTTCTTTTTACTTTATTCCATTCTTTTAGGAGTAAAGGAGAAGTAATAGAAACAATGATGTAGAGTGCAAAGAATGCACCAATCATTTGTATGAGATATTTTCCTATATATTTGCAGTATTCACTTATAGATGTATTGCTTGAAACTATTTTCGAATATATGTATACTCCGATTTCACAAAATTCCAAAAACATTGGAACAATTATCATGCTTATCAATTCTGTCATATTTCGTTTTTGCATTCCATTTTCATTGCACTTTTGTTCTTTATTCCATTCTGTTAGAATAGATTTAATGGTAATAAATAAAGTTGTAAGAATAAAATTAGGTACATATACCATGAATGCAATTCCGAATGATAATATAAGTAGTCGGATTATATCTATTTCAAAATACAATTCTTGATTCCAAACAAATATTAAAACATTCCCAGGGATTATGAATCCCAGAATTATAACTGCAACATAATTAACTTTCTCTGCTAAGAACTTAAATAATTCATCCATATGTACAATCTCCTTTTTCAATACAGAAATTATACCATTCCAACCATCAATATTCAATTGTCAAGGTGCTTTATTTGTTTTAAGCTGTATAATCTTCAAACAGTTCACAAGCCATAAATGCGAATCTGGAATTTACCCATCTCTGCATCCGCTTCAGTGGATCACGCTTCTTTAGTTTATATTTGTCGTATATCATCACGTAAGGTGCATATCCCAAATCTCTTAACGTATATATCCGATCAAGATCTTGTTCCAATGTCGTATCAAATCCACATAGAACATATACTGTCATTTTTCTTCTATCCCATCCGGTCAATTCCTGAAACATCTGGAATTTCGGTACAATAATTCCTTTATCCTGGTATCTGTCCCATGCAAAATGAATCTGCTTGATCTTCATTCGTTTGATGTATTCTGCTTTTTCTTCTGTCATAATTCGAATATCGCAACCTTGTGAGAAATCTATCCAAGACTTACTATCAATAAGCTGTTGACTCAAATCTTTCCAATCTGGGCAAGCGAACATATTCGGATCCAATAGTACGATATTCTTCTGTCCGTTCCAGAACTCAAACAGATCAGCTACCTTATGGCTTTTCTGTCCCTCTTTTTCTTTCACAATACAGAAGTCACAGCCTCTCGGACATCCTCTTGTCAAGAATCCGTAGGCGGTATCCCTACATAGCTCCGGATACAAGCTGTAATCAGGATAGATATGTTCGATTTCTTCCGGTAATGGCTTGCCACCGGATGGATATTCGTATCCTGTACCGCCCTTAATTATTTCTCCAGCACACACTGGATGAGGATAATCCGGTGTAAAGGTAAATACCTTGCTCATATATACCATGTCTGGCGGATTCAGCCATGCAGTCAGCGGATCATACCACTCGACTTGATCTCCGTTCTGCTTATGCCATGCCGACAGCTTCATCAGTGGAAGATTAGGAAAATTGTGTCCGTCTACGTCAATTAGTGCTATTCTCATTTCTTCACCTACGCAAATCTTAATTGTTCCGCAATTGCCTGAATTACATTTACGGTTACGCCATTCCCTGCCTGTTTGTATAACTGGCTATCCGAATTTACGAACTGTGCTTTTTCAAAATAATCGTCCGTCCAACCTTGTAGTCGGAAACATTCTTTTGGTGTTAGTTTTCGGATTGCTATATAACAATGATATTTTTCATACCAGACCGCATATACAGTCAGTTCTTCGGATACCTGTACAAAAATTCCTTGATTACAACTTGTGTCGAGCGTGTTGGAGATTTCTTTTCCGTAATCGCTCCGAACATTCCGTAGCACCCCGAGCGGCTCTATTCCTACTCCATGTCTATCCTGTCCAGTAAGTGTAAACATCGGTTCGCCATCTTCTTTGAATCTCCGTCCATTCTGTCTTTTTTCCGTTCGATCAGGCGTAAGGATCGGAATTGCAATGCCACTATTTTCATGGATGTTTGAGCATCCTTTATAGTATCTTGCGAGAATCGTTCTGCTCACATCCGTTGTCACTGGCTTTCCCTGATACGCTAAATCTATAAAGCACGGTAATGCTACATGATGTCCTCTTCCGCCTCCTTGTGCCGTATCCAGCGTTTCTGTAATGCCGTTCTGGTCAAATTCGACAGGAAATACTTTTGCGGAACCTCTCCCTCTAAGATGTCCGACAATGAAGCACCTTTCTCTGTTTTGTGGCACTCCAAAATCTTTGGAGTTGAGCACTTGCCATTCTGCATCATACCCCCCATGCTCCATTTCAATGAGCAGTCTGGCGAAATCCCATCCTCCATTAACACTAAGCAAATTCTTAACGTTCTCAATGAAAAGGTAAGTGGGTCTATTTTCTTCTTCGAGTTGTCCGATAAGGTACATAACTCTGAAAAACAAGCTTGAACGGTTTCCTTGAAATCCAAGCTGTTTTCCTGCAACTGAGATGTCTTGGCATGGGAATCCGAAACACCAACAGTCTGCTTTCGGAATATCATCGGCACACACTCTTCTAACGTCATTTGCGTACCATTCTCCGTTTCTGTATTCATCTTTTAAAATCTCCTTCTGCCTTTTTTTCTGTGGTAATTCATCCAGCCTCTTTCTTTGTTCGTCCGTCAGAAGATGCATGGAAATATAACTCGCTGTAGCAAATTTATCAAATTCGCAAAAACCGACGCATTCATGTCCGGCAAGTTCCATTCCTCTTCGGAAACCACCTATTCCGGCGAACCAGTCTATAAATTTCACTCTCACATCCCCCCAATCTTGCCTACTTCCAGAGTTACATTTAAGTTTTTTCTTTGTTTCATCTTCTCGAAAGGAGCCGATATATCTTTGCCCGGCCGGAGCTCCGTACTCCTTTCTATTTTTTAGTTGTCATAATTCTTTCTTGCGCTATCTCATAAAAATGTGAATCCAGTTCAAAACCTATAAATTTTCTTTCTGTATTCACACGCGCTACGCCAGTACTACCAGATCCCATGCAGTTATCAAGCACCGTATCAGCTTCGTTCGTATACGTTTTGATAAGATATTCCAGTAGTGCTACTGGTTTTTGCGTGGGATGTACTGCAGATTTCTGAATATCCTTTGGAAATCTAAGCACAGATCTCGGATATCTCTCTGTACTATCATAAGAAGTTAATCCAAATTCATTGTAATCCGGCGAATCTTTACAACTCTTTCTGTGTTCTGCCTTTGTCACTTTTCTGCTGTGTCCGGTTGTTTTCTGTGGATTGTATGTCGGTAATTTTTTATAGAAAACGCAAATATCTTCGTGCGCTCTTAACGGCATCCTATTCGCGTTTAGGAACCCAGTAGGCTGCGCCTTTTCCCACACAAGATTGTATCTCCACATTTTTCTATTACTCTGTATCAAGTCTGCAGTAAACATCCCGTTTGCGAACAATACAATCGCTCCATTGTCTTTTATAATCCGGTCATATTGTTT